TTTTCTTCAGCGATTCCACGGGAAACACCAAAGTAGCAAAGATGCCATCACCGATACAAAGGTTATGAAACCAGTAGTCTGCTTCCGTAGCAGAGATGCCACTAGGCTTACCATACGACTTGTATTCGATAGCGATATTGCCGGTACGTGCCCACATATCCCTCTCTGATTTCACCTCAATCTTTTTATCTTGAAGCATATCAGCGATAAGCTTTTCACGAACCTTGCCATACTGCAAGTCCAAGTCAAACTTCTTACGGTCATTAACTTCTGGTTCCAATTCCTTCATACTACTCTTCTTTCTTTTCTGGTTCTTTTAGGGACGCCATCAACATTTTAGAAAACATATCTTGTGCGGCGGATAGCTGGTCTAGGTCAAACTTAGCTGTAGCAATTTTTCTATTCACATCACGTAGCTGTTTGACTAGATATTGTTGACCGTCTTCAAGTTCAACAAAGTCATACTCTTTACCATCTATAGTAACCATCTGCTTTTCGTCTGACATATTATACCTCTTTAAGTCTAGACAAGTTTTCGAAATAGCACGAGTTGTACCCGCGCTGCCACTCTTTACCTCGGAAGGATGAAGTTGAATAGGGGTTAGACATTAAATGAAAGTGATTGTTTCGTTTCTCTGTCCTATAAAAGGCTTTGCGCCCTTCATGAAAAAACCTATCAACTGCAGAGTTGTTCGCCTTTTTACGGTTCATTGTTTACTCGTTATAATATTTATTCATTATATCAAGTCGGTCTTCGTGCTGTGCCATTTTATCCAACTCAGCTTGAACCGCCTCCATGATATCTGAATGCTCCCCAATACCTGTAGGATTATTCAGGTAGGCTTCTATGTTCATCTGATGAAGCTGTACATTTGCTTCAGCGTGATGCTTAAGAACTTGTATCATTTCCTTACGCATACGTCAACTCCCTACGCGCTAATGTCTACGATTTCACAGCTGTCAGCAGAGCAAGCAAGTGTCTGCATCCCTGTTGTGTTGTCGTCTTGCTCGTACTCAGCTAAGCCTTTCCAATCAATGTCCAGTGGCATCTTGCTCAGGAACTCATTGTATGTATCTTCATCACACTCTTGATACGGGGCTTGCTCGTATACGTGCTCAGAGCGTGGCAAGAATGACAGCCCAGAGGCAATGTCAAAGTTCTTATAAATCCAGCCGCCCACCTCAAGCCACTCGTCGTTGGACACGGAGATTGTGACTGATGGCTTGTGCTCTGACCAGTACATAGCGTACTTCTTCCAGAACTCAAGTTGCTCAATCGCTGACATGTCATTACGAGTGATGCAGTTAGCAGGGGCTTTAATGGGGAAACTGAACACGGCATTGGCCTTGCTCCAAGCATCATCTTCCCACGGGATGCCGCCATCCATCATAAACTGTGTGAGAGGGTCTTTCTTATCGCCCCTTACTGTACGGATGTAGTGCTTGCTGTGCCGTGCATGAATACCTGAGGCAGAGTCCGTAAGCTGTGAAACAGTGCCAGAAGGCTTAACACAAGTGATGGCAGCAGACTGCGGAATACCAATTTCCTTAGCCAGCTCCTCATTAGTCTGCACTGCAACTTGCTTAAGTTCTTGCAGGGTGGTGCTTATGTTGCCGCCATACACAGAGTCAGTACCATTAAGAATACTGTTGTCCATGATGCCAGTCATAGATACGCCTAACAAACGCTCTTCTTCCGTATTCTTTTGCCAGATACGGCGTAGGTATGGGAAGTTGGTCATGGTGGATTGCCAAGTACCAATAATAGTAGCGATACGCACCTTTTTCTGTAGCTGTTTCACCGTATCAGTGCCGCGTACAATAATTTCTGACAGATTACAGAACTGGTACGGACGCAGAATAATCTCACTACAAGGGTTCGTGCCAAAAGCATAGTCAGCTTCACGCCGGCCATTCTCTGCGGCTTTCCTCTGTGCCGCACCACGGTAGAACATACCTCGCTCACCGGTGCCAGACTGCGCAAGCGAAATCCACTCCCGCATAAATGTCTGCATATCAGGTTTTTCTGTGTACGCAACAGAGTTATTAGCCATCTGCCTATGCGGGTCAGTATCGTAAAAGGCGCCGACTTTAGCATGCCGCATTCTATCGTCAGACAGGTTAGATAGGCTAATCATTGCAGAGCGGCGTACACCACCGGACACAACTACCTCACCAACCTTACACATAATATCATGACATTCTAAGCTAGACAGCCTACGCCCCGCCGCATTTTTAAATGTATCAACACAAAAACGAAACAAATCATCCAAGGGTGCCGGACCAGATGCCCGACCACCGAATGTCTTTAACTTAGAACCCGCAGGACGGACTTTGCTCATATCCCATGTAGGAATCTCGCCTGTCCACAGTAAAGCTAGTAGCTTACGGAATGCTTTCGCCCATCCCTCCTTGCTATCACTAACAACGATAATTTCCTTTGCATCGAACATAAGTTCTGGAATTTCGGGTAGTTTGGATATGTATTGCCGCTCCACAGAGAAGCCTACACCGGTGCCACACATAAGCACGTACATAGCCTCGTCAAATGCCTTAGCATCATCCACGGGCAGGTATGAGCAGTTATACCCCGCTGTGTTGTCGCGCTCAAGGGCTTTACCCGCTGTCATCATAGCTCGCATGGACGGCATTACGTCCTGATGCAGGATGGCGTTCTTTACTTCTTCATACGTATCATCAGGGATTGTGTACCCCTGATTTTTCTGTAGATTTTCTTTCATGTAAGACATGTAACGTGACACAGTTTCATGCCACTCTTCGCGCCTACCCTCTTCCGGTAGCCATCGTGCATACCGAGACTTGTGAATGAATTGTTGATAATAGGTAGGCAAAGTTACGTTACTCATAGTGTGTCCTCACTTGGATTCTTTTCGGATTAATTCCCTCAACGTCATAAAACAAATCGTCAAGGTACTCTTTTACGGAATCAGATACTTCGTCAATGTCTACATTGAATTCGTCTAAATCTATTTCTGCGGCGACTACAATGTTAGCCCTTATTTTCCTTGTTGCCATTTTCCATTATACCAATCAGGCGGTCTAGGTACCACCTAGCCTTCTGCAAGTCCTCTACGGGCTTGCCCTTGTAACGATAGCGCCACAAGTATTTGATAATATTACCTTGTAGATAATACTGATATCCTTCATCCGTAGCTGCTTCGATAGCGTGGATGCACTCCACCCCCTGCTTATTGTAGTGCGGGGGGTGGTTTACTTCATCCACATTCTCTGCGGCTTTCTTCATGTATTCTTCGTGTCTCACGCCAAACTCCTAGTCGCAAGATGAAAGACGATTCATGTACGCGACATACTTATCGTCTTCCTGTGTGGTTGTTATTAGTCGTGTATCGTAACCTACGTAAGGATACTGATTTTGATATTCTGCGACTGCTTTCTGAAGTTCTTCAGAGGTGTCAGCTTCTATTCTGTATCTAACATTTCTTGGCATTTTCTACAACCTTTATTGATTCAGCTATTTGTTGTGCTATTTGGGGGACGATGGCATTGCCTAGTCCTTTAATTCGGTCCACCCTGCCGGATACCCCATGAGCCACTCTACCCACGTTGGGTTCAGTTGTCCACCATTCTTGGTTGGGTTGTCTGTGTATTGCACTGCTACATCCAGCGTGTCCATTGACACCTTGCCGTTCCGTATCCTGCCGCCCTGATACCCACCCTTGTGGTCTCTGGTCGTCGGCGTCGGCCACATCCGAACCTGGTCCGCTAAGTTCGCCCCGAACTTCAAGTCGGGATTCGTCTTGCTCACTCTGCGTCCCTGCTCGTCCAGTTGCCTCGGACCCCCCGTCACATCCGTCGTCCGTGGTGTAGCCCACATCTGAGGTTCTTGTGCTTTCTTCCACGCCTGAACCGTCTCTGGGTCTACCTGCTCCCGCAGATTCGAAAGATGCTTGCGCCCCTTGCGTCCCTCTGTCGCCAACTTCTTCAGTGCTTCCGGCGACCTCTGTGGCAGATGGTCCATTGTGTTCGGTGTGGCCCACAATCCAGACTCTGTTTCTTCTATGGGGTGCGCCGATGGCAACAGCTGGAACAACAAATGTCCTTGTGGTGTACCCTTCGGCTGCCAAGTCAGTGAGCACCGCGTCGAGTCCCAAGCTGATGTGACCATAAACGTTTTCGAAAACAACCCAAGAGGGTCTTTTGGATGCAACAATTTTGCGGATGTACGGCCAGATGTGGCGTGGGTCTTCTTCACCCTGCCTTTTACCTGCTTGACTGAAGGGCTGACAGGGGTATCCAGCTGTGATGATGTCACAGTCTGGAACAAGTCTTTCTGGGTCATTTGCTAGTTCCTTTACATCTGATTTAACAGGTACATTCGACCAGTGTTGTTGTAGTATGTCCCGACACCATTTTTCAATGTCGCAGAACAGTACAGGGGTTGAGAGTCCGGCCCACTCAAATCCAAGAGCAAAGCCGCCGATACCGCTACACAAGTCTACGTGTTTCACGCAAATCTCCTTAATGGTGAGTAATTATGACTTCTTCTTCGTCGTCTCCATAGCTTTCCTCGCCAAGTTCAAGCAAGGATTGTACATCTTGAGTGGCGGCATACGCCATACCTCTCGTTAGTAGCGCATAGAATACCACATCCTCTTCGCTAATCCTATCGTCAGGATGGTGATATATCTCTATGCCAAACCCTGCGTTGTCTCCGTGCTCATGCCTAATGATAAGTGCGGAGTCACCAGGTTTTAGGCTGAGTTCGTTTTCTTCTGACATGTAGCTACCTTTATAAAATGCTCTGCGTCTACGACAACTAGAGGCTTCTTGTGATTCATTTTAACAATTAACAACGGTTCTCCACCAGAGTCGTGGCTAATGGCCTGTTCGTAATAATTATAGAGCGTTGTCATACGCTCCGTATTCTTGCATTCTATATCATAGGGGAATTGATTGTAAGCCGCCGTAGACAGCTGTACATCGACGCCATTGACGCCCATAGGGGTTGACCTCACGTCAAGCGAAGTCAACCTCTTAAGTGTTTTCAAAAGCTGTTCAGCTACCCAATTCTGTAGCTTCCTGCCCTTTGCCTTCGCTGACCTCGGAGACATCCGTTTTTTCGATACGGACTTCTGCAATTTTGTTTGCTGCGAAGGCACAGATTTGGCTTTCACAGTAGAGCGTCGGGAAGGGGATGCCTTCTTTGAGTTCCGTGATGAAGTCGTAGGCTTCCGCTTCACTTGTCTTGAAGAATTTGACAGACGGCTCGCCATCAGGTGTCCGATACTGTATTGTCAGCGTCACGCCACTCATCTGTGATGTGGGTGTACCAGACGAACTTGGGGTTCTTTCCTTTGCTTGGGAGCTGTCGTCTGAATTCAAGGTTCTTCCAGCAATGTTTTTTGTAGTCGCACCATGAGCACTCAATCCCCAATACCCTATTTCCGGTTTCCTTCTTATAGAATACCTCAGGGGCGTCGGTAAATTCGCGTCTAAATGGTTTAGAAATGTCCACGGATTCAATCGACTTACGTATCGTGGCATCTACGTTCTCCTTCTCTTCTTTGTTGTCTATCGCATCAGCGAAAGCAATCTGTCCGGTGGATTTATTAAGCGCAATCCATCCTTTAAAGGGCTTTCCTGCTGCTACACCATAGCCCTGTCCTTGGGCTATATAACCGAATGAGTCGTTAGCCTTTATCTTTTCGTACGCATTATCTGCATTAAATTTATGCTCAAAAGCAAAAGGTGACGCAGTTTTGATATCATAGATTCCGTCATCTAGTTCGATATCGTACTCGCCATTAATTGTAGTGCCATTAACATCATAAGACACTTTTCCATGCTTGGACTTTATCTCTATCCCTGCGGCTTCCATGATACTGATGAGTGCGGCTTCCATAAGGTCGCCCATAATCATCCGCATCTTAAAGTCATACGTAGGCGCCTCAGGCTCCAGCCCCTTAGCTTGGAGATGGAGTTGACAGGCTGGTCGGCCTATATTGCTCATCCGTAAGGTAAAGTCACGGTTACGCTCGGAAAATTGCTTTTCCATAGCATCTCGTGCAGATTGCGCAAACCTATCAAGGGTGCGGGGAGACATTTCTGCCTCCCCACGAGCCGCCTTTGAAAGGAACGAAAGAAGACGGCTCTGTTTTGTATTCATGATGCCATAGACTCAGGCAAGTCATCATTGAATAAGTCGTCCGCATTAACTGGCGCGGATTCGACATCAACTATATTGCCTTTGACAACAAGCGCGGCGTCATAGTCTTTCATGACACGCTTATTTTCATTGTCAATATAGTCGTTAAAGTCTTGTAACAGCACTTGGTCTGCCTCAGTGAAGTCGAGAGGACCATCACCAACTTCAAAGTCAGCCACATAATATACAAGACCACCATTCTTCATCTTCATCAACGAAGCATTGAGACTGTAGAAGATGAACGGCTTTTTCTGCGCAGAAAGCGCATCAAGGGGCTTTGAGATAGGCATGAAGTTTGACCCTCGCGCCCTCCAAAGCACCGGTACGTCAGCAACCTCTACAGATTCACCGGCAGAATTGACGGCATCGTTAAAGGTGACTTTACCAAAAAGCATACGGAAACACTTAATATCCTTCTGCTTCAGGGCTTCGTCAGCTGACAGGTTATCCCGCTGACTTGCGGGAACTGAACCACAGCGCATACCGCCGATGTTGTCGGGGATTTCTGTCTGTGGATAAAGATTATTCGCCATAACGGATTTAGAAACCATCTCGTTTTCGGCTTGGTCGTAGTGAAGATACTGGTACCGTTGCATAAACAACTGCAACTTCATGGTCTTTGCATAGACAAAGCCAGTATCCGTATTAACCGAGAAAGAACCCGCAGGGATTGCATTCCCATTGTCGTCCTCGTGGTCACGGTTAATCTTAAGCATTGTGAGGGCATTGCTGTTACCAGCAGATTCCTCTTGCCCAATCATCTGGGCAATCTGTTCAAATGATAACGTATTTGAAACGGTAGGTAATGAAGTCATTAACCTCTCCTTCTGAGTTGAGTAGAGTTTATATCATACAGCTTGTTCATAGTCAAATGAAAAGTCTGCCATGTCAAGCCAATTCTTGCCTATTTCAACATCGACCTCCAAAGGCACCAGCCACTTGGTGTTGTATAATTCCTCAAACACCTTGGTAACGCCGGTCATAGCATCATAGGTTATCCGTGCCACTTGTTCTTCTTCGCCAGGAAATACATCCAAGACTATCGAGTCGTGTACAGTATTGATAACAAGAGATTTACAGCGATGATGTTTAAGTGCATCGTGCAACGAAAGCAACGCCAGCGGCACCAAGCAACCCCCTGCCATACCTTGTACAGGGTAGTTCTTGATGGAGGGCGCGTTGGATGCATTGCCAGAAGCAAGGCGTTTAGTATCTGGAAAAGCAAATTGCTGACCAGTGAGCAGAGCAACACTATTATACGAAATAGCCTCAGTTTGCAAATCCGCATGCCATTTAGCAAGCTTTGGATACTTGTCTGTAAACGCCCTATAATATGCCATTTCGTCCGGCGTACCGGAGGTGCCACCATAGAGGGGCTTGAACGTGTGCGCTTTCGCTGCAGTTCTCTCATCTTTTGTAACATCATCTTCTCTTTTTCCGAAGATGACAGACGCTGTATACCTGTGAACATCTACCCCATCCATAATATCTTTTATCATCTGTTCGTCACCGCTCATCTGCGCGGCTACACGGAACTCCAGCTGACTGTAATCAGCTTGTAATATAGAACCCCTATCAAATCTAGATATAACAACCCTGCGTACTGGGAATGTATTACCGCGTGGCTGGTTCTGAAAGTTAGGGTCTGATGAAGACAGCCGAGTTGTACGAGTAATGCACTGGTTAAACTTAGGGTGTAATATCCCGTTGGGCTTCACATTACGGGCGATACCACCTATAAAGCTAGACAAGTAAACATCAACGGCATTCATACGCACGGATGCCTTAAGAAACTTTACAGCGGATTCATTGCCCTTGTGAACAGCGGCGTTGAGTAGGCGAAACATAGTCGCCTTGTCCGTAGAGAAGCCACTAGCAGACACATCTAAGACATTCTGTGGATTCATTGTGAGTCCGCCGATTTTTGGTAGCGGCACCTGCACGAATCCTTCACCGGCACAGGTTTTGCACTTAGTGGGCTTCTTCCACAACTCGCCGTTGTTCTTTACCTTATAGAACTCACCCTTGCCTTTGCATTTTGTACAATGCTCTGCACGAGTCCTGTGAATACGGGTTGTCATAGTTTTGACAGTGTTCGCAAACTGGTTCAGACTCATCTGTGGACGGGGTAGCGGCTTGCCTTTGTCGTTCAAACCTATATTAAATACCTCAGCCCACTTTTTCTTATCGTTGATGCGGCGAGAATATATTAACTCACTTAGCTGTGCAGGGGACGCAAAGTTAATCATGCGGTCGCCCATCACTTCATGGCACACATCCTCAAGCTGAACCTGCAGTTCCGACTTCTCAATCTGGTAGTCTGACCGCACTTTGTGAAGTTCTGTGAAGTCAATCTTAATGCCGTTCTGTTCCAATGTTGCTAACACAGGCAGAAACCGATTCATAAGCTTCAGATGCTTCTTTAGTGGTGCGTTTTTGTCCTCATTATATAGGGTACCCTGTGCAAGAAATAGCTCACGGGTACTGATTACATCACCAATACCATACTCTTCCACCACATCTTTAGGCATACGGTCAAAGCCCACACCATCACTGATGTACTCGTCTATCAAATCGCTCTTTTTGAGCGTCACTTTGCGACGTTGGCAGCTGTCAGCAAGACTAACACCCCAGTTCTGACAGCGCAGAAGCAGGTATTCCGCCACCATAGTGTCGTACACAGGGCCATCATAGATGAAGCCGGACTCCCACAACCACACCAAATCAAATTTTATGTTGTGCCCGACAAGTAACGTGGTGTTGTGAAGCACATTCTGTACTTGTGCGTGTTGAACACGCGTATCAATCTCCTCTGTATCATGGTGAAACCAGTGAAACATTGGGGGATTGTTTTCGGTGACGTACTGCACGGACACCAGCTTGTTGTCCTTGTGAAAGGGCGAGGGGTCAGTGCGCTTTGTCTCAGGGTTAGTCTGAAACATTGTTTCAACATCAAGTACGGTAATCATGCTGTGTACCTGCTTGTGTCTGTTTCAAGGTTACATACAAGGTTGCCGTGAAAGCCAGTCAGCTTATTCTTAGATATAGTGAGGTAACGGCGGGTATCATTATGGTCAGTGATATCCTGCTTGCCGATACCAATAATCAAGTCAGCTTCTGCCGCCTTACCGGTCTTACTGTTCTCCATCATAGCATACGTGACATTGGTTCTGTTCTCAGCATCCGCAGAAGCCTGACTAATACCAATACCAAATACCTCATGCCGCTTACAAACTTCACGAAACTTCAAGTAAATCTGCCGTAGCTTTTCGTCGGTACGTGCGAAGGTGCCCATGACATCCAGCTTATCAAGCTGGTCAATGATAACGACATCCGGCTTATGGCGCTCACAGTACTTGTTCAGCCACTCGACGCTGGCATCCACCTTGTCACGCATAATCAAATTAGCTTGAACTTCTGTGAACTTTTCTTTTGCTTGCGCACGGTGCATGTACAGCTGGTCCTTATTAAGGCCAGTGTATGCTGACATAGCACGGAGCATTGTCCGCTTCGCCGGTTCTTCATTAGTAATAATGTGAACATCGGCACCTTGGGCACAGAACCCGTTAGGCGCGGTGGCAAGTGATACATAGAAAGCCGTCTTGCCAACCTCAGGTCGAGCAAAGGCAATCATAAATTCACCGGCACGACCACCACGAACCACCTTGGCCAAGGACGGAATATTGAATTCCCAACAATTCGATAAGCTGTCGTACTCAAGCAACTCGTCAAGGTCAGTAGTAATAGGCGCATCCTCATCATCACTGGGGATGAACCCATCTTCAGACTGGTCTACTAACTCTTTGACTTCATGTATCTTTTCAGGATTGCCTTCCATCATTGCCAAGCCCAGGTCGGCAATACGGCGCCCCACTTCCTGCTGCCACATCTTAGTCAGCACGTCAGTGGCCACATCCTCGCCAAGGGCTGGGTAGGCTTTCAAGTCGTCAATGATGTCTGCAATCAGTTCGCGCTTTGCACGAGTAGCAGTAGGATTGTGAACCCGAAACAGTTCACGTAATTCGTTTTCTGTTAAATCACGCTCGTACGATTCGTGGCCAACCACGATTGTGTCGTACAGGTCCGCCAGCTCAGACGGAAACATGGAGCGGAGCACACGAGTTTTATTGTTGTCGTAAAACTCCTTGCTCAGAAGGAGCTTGATGGGCTGTTGTTCTGTAGTAATTGTCGTATCTCCTGCGCATTGAAATATTTAAGGTCATCTTCTATTCTTATTATTGTTGTTGACACAAAGTACGATAGGTATTTGTGTATGTCAAGCGCCTTACGGGTGGCGTCAGGGTCGAGGCACACAAACACATGTGAATACTTCTTTAATTGTGCTAGGTCTGCTTCCTTCATATTCGTGCCCAGCAAGGCAACGCCGGTAGCAACGGGGGATATGGCACAGGCAGAAGCTGCATCTTCTACGAGCACAGCTTGTGAATGGTCACCGGCGGTAAAAAGTTGCTTAGATTTACCATACCGATACCACTTTGGTATTGTGCCTTTATTCAGACTACGGCCGATAGCATCATATGTTATGCCATCTTCCTTTACTAGGAAGACAACCCTATCTTGCTTCGGGTCGTACATCATACGCGCACGATTGTTTTGATACGCATCAATACAGTTGTTGCGTTCCAGGTATTTCAAAGCACGGACATTATCTGAAAAAGGTGTGAAGTGAGCTGGGACTAAAAAATTTCTATGCCCGTGATAGTCAGTGATAGTGCTACGCACAGCGGAAGCGATTTCTGATTTGCTTCGTTCCATCTGCTCAGAACCTTTTTCTGAACAGTTAGATTTGAAACAATTCCATAACAGCTTACCGTGGATTTTTGAAATGGTGAAGGTATTGCTCCCGCAACTGGGGCAAGAGATTCTGACAGAATTTCCTTCTGTCGGCGCATGCTTTAGAATATAGCTTTGCATCTTGTGCGATTTTCCTAATACTAATACTACCGGCGGGGGAGTTCGCCCCTTTTAGCAGGAAAAAATAATGTTGTCAATATAAAAAAAGCATAAAAAAAGCCCCCCACCGAAGTGAGGGGCAGTTGCGCGAGGAGAAGGATTAGAAGTCCCAGAACTCATCTTTACGCCAGTTCTGGCCAGAAGGCAGACAATCGTATTCGCCTCTCTGATATCCACAGTAGTCAGCGTCTACGACCATCTCTGCGATGTCTTGCAGGGACATCTCATCCTTAGTAAAGGTATATAGCACACGGTCACGGCGCTGTATAGATGTTTCATCATCATAGAAGCCAGCATTTGGGTCATACGATTCGACGTTAGACAGCACATCATGCGCTTTGTCTAGGTTTGACTGTCGCTTCCGTTCGTCTGATGTAGGCTTAGTGCGCCTTGCTGAAACCACAGACCGCGGACCCGAGTACGAACCGTGGCGTCGGCTGTAGCCTGACGAGTAGCTGCCGTATCCACCGTAACTCGGAAACCGTGATGCACTGGGTGCAGTGGCCTCCCGCACCACTGGTAGCTCTGACCAGTTGACTTTTAGAATGGCAGGGATGAAGTGCCGTTCGAACCACTCAAGGTCAAAGTGTTCTCGTGCAGTGTGTTGCGAGAAATACCCGACAGCAACATTCGTGCATTCTGGAATCAGCTTCGTGTAGTTGGCGCTGTCGGTGAAAGAACCTGTAGGGTCACCCTTCATCGGGGATTGTGGTGGTAAGTACTGGTTCATCTGTTTAGCGAGTGCTGCCGCAAACTCATCTGAACAACAACGACCACCGGATTGATTGGTGATGATGTCGCTGTAGCCTTTACGGTCAAAGGCAACACAATGGTCATAGCCACGAAACAACTCAGGATGTGATGTGGCCAGAAAGTTAGAGCCGACACCGCCACATTCTTCGCCCACATGGAAGACGTAGAAGCCTTCTACACCGGCCTCAATGAGTTTGCACATGGTATACACACCTAGCTTGTCATCGGCACCCAGCACGCAGGAAACGGGCTTTACGGTGGTTTTTACGGTGTACTGTAGGTGTGTGTTCGACCAGCCATCGAACTGACTGAAAGAACCGTACAAACGACGCTTTGTTTCTGTGTGTCCGAGGTCATCTGCCAGCAAGGTATAGTGTGTATAATTCGCACCAGCGGCACGTGCCTCAGCCTTCATCTGTGTTTCTGTGACAATATCGCCAGCACTGTTGACATAGTTTTGCACAGACTTAGATGTAGACGCGGAGACAAACAGCTCCGGTGAT